GCAGCACATGGCTATTTCGGGCGACTTATCTTCCAATATGCGTCTTTTAACAACTCAAGATCACTACACTTTTTCCTCGCTGTATTTCCAGTAGTTTGTGTATGGTTAACCTCTATGGGTATTTGTACAATGGCATTCAACTTGAATGGTTTTAACTTTAACCAGTCAGTAGTAGATGCTAACGGTAAAATTGTACCAACTTGGGGAGACGTTCTTAACAGAGCAAACTTAGGTATGGAAGTAATGCATGAAAGAAATGCACACAACTTCCCACTTGACCTTGCTTCTGCTGAGTCAACAACAGTTGCTTTAACAGCACCTGCAATCGGTTAATTCATTAACCACATAACAAATCAAGGCACCTTCGGGTGCCTTTTTCATAGGAGAAAATAATGGTAGCATCTACCTTACAAGCACCTACAAGGGGTTGGTTTGATGTACTTGATGACTGGTTGAAGAGAGATCGTTTCGTATTCATCGGATGGTCTGGTCTTCTACTTCTACCTTGTGCTTACCTTGCTATCGGAGGTTGGTTC